CTGAGCGGGGCCTTCACCGGCGTTCTCGATTACTTCTTCCGGCAGTTCCCAAGCCACCACTTCTTGCTCGAGAGCATAGGGCTCCGAGTCGTAACGGCTTTGAACGTAAGGAATGTTGGTGCCATAAGCACGACGGAAGTCGTTAATGGCAAACTGCTCCTTGCCGAAGCGCAGGATCCGGCCAGCACGGGTCGGGGTGTCAACTACGGGGGCAATAAAGTTGGCGATATTGGTCGCCGGAAGCATGAAACCCTGAGCAAGTGTAGTCAGAATAGGATCTACACCTGCATAGGTTTGTTGCAGGTTCATCATGGGAGGGAGTCTCCGAAATCTTTGTCTTCAAATGTGTGCACACAGGGCTGGGGCTTACATCATATAAACGATTGCCCAGCCAAGTATAAGCCAGATTATAAATCAGGCGAAGGAAACCAGAACGAGCGCACGGCCACCGATGTTGATGGCTTCGCGAACGGTCGGGGTGGTACCATCCAGAGATACAGGTGTACCAGCTGCAATAGCTTGACCCAGTACGTTGATTTGCAGCGGAGTGTTCGGTGTGATAGCAGGAGTGCCAGGAGCCACCTCGATCAGCAGCAGACCGGAGGTAGCCACGGTCAGCTGACGAGCGGTGTAAGGCTGAGCCAGGGCGGAAGGCATATAGGCTTGGTTCACACCGCAGATGTTGGAGACAACGCCAGAGAAAGCATCGGGAGCAGCAGCCACGAAAGGACCAGCCCAGGTGGCAGGAGCCACGCAACGCAGTTCACCGATTTCAACGGTGCCGACAACACCACCTTCGGTGTCTACGGCAGCTTCCCAGGTCTCAGCGTAACGGATGTACTGTTTGCCGTAAATGGGGGCAGCATTGGTTGCCATGTTTTTGTCCTCAGATAATAAGACTTCAATGTGTTTGTTTGCTCTAGGACTTGTTTGTTACCTAGTTGCAGTAAGCAGTTTTACCCTAACGGTACTCCATGTAACAGCGACACCGGTCATAGCATCGGCAACCTTTACCAGGCATTGGCATTTCACCAACGGGTACCCATCCTTGGGCATCATAGTTACGGCAGTCAATGCAAGTCTTCTTGTCTTCACGAGCCACTCGGCGCATTTCCTTGTAGCCCATGTCCTGAGCTACCATGTATTCGCCAAGGTTGTAAAAAGAAAAAGTCGGTGTTGCTAGATAACGAGAAACTCGCTCTGCAAGGGCGGGCCAGCTACGGCCTTGGGCTCTTTGCTGTGTGGCCTCTTGGATTCCTTCCTCTTCGGGATTGATTCCTTCGAGCACATCGGCATCGAGATCGATTGCTCCGGGAACTGCTCCGAGCAGATTGTAGTCAGCGAAGTCTACGGTCTGGTCTCCCAGGCGCAGCACACCCGAATCAATGTATTCTTTAGTCTCTGCTAAAAACTTTGTAAGAGGTGGAAGCATATCGCCCACGATAATGGGCCAACACTTTTCCAACTTCTGATTGCTTTTGTCGTCCTTGATTCCTAAGATACACGCAGCAAGAGCAGAGATCAGGGTTTTGTCCAAGATTGTTCTCTCGTACTCACCCCATTTCATCAACTTGTCGCGCAATCCTTTCACAAGGCCAAGGGACTCTGCCTTCATCCGTTCTTCCAGACGGGGCTGCTCTTTGTATTTTCGAGCAAGAGTTTTGGCCTGTTGCATGTATTCTTGGCGACGCTTGGTCGCCATACCTACGGCGCTCAGGAGGTCCATCGAGGGTTCCTCGCGATTCGGCGGATCTGACTCATTCCGACACCGTAACGGGTGGCGAGTTCTGAGCAGTTTCCGTTGTGTCCGTTTTTCTTGCCGGGGGTATATTCCAGAGCAATCTGGCGGCGGTCGTCATTCGTGAGTTTGGATCGACCGTGTTTTTCACCCTCAAGTTTCATTCTCTCCAGAGTGTCTTTAGAGAATCTTAGCCTGCCTCTCTCCCAACCTGGGCCGGGACTTTCGAAGGATTGGATCTCTCGATTCTCCGGGAGGTTTCTCCACCAGTTGGTTCCGCGAGTGGCGTGAGTGGTCTCCAGGGTGGCTCTGATTTTTCCACGGGTTTGCTCTGATAGGGACCTCCCCGGCGTCCCTTCACCACCATTAGTAAGATTCCTGAGAATCCCGGTCCCGTTGTCCTTTCGCCCGAAGACGGAGATCATATAGACCTCGTGGCGGACGGATTCAGCGAAGCTGAGGCCCGTTTTCAGCATAATAATCCTGTCTTTTGGCGGAACAGGGATATGTCGGTGATTCTTGAAGACCCGTCGGCCAGACCCCCGCCCAATATAGTAGGGGGTCCGGTCTTCCCGGAGATAAGCGTATGTGTAATGGGTTTTACTCATAAAGTTTATCATAGCTTATCCCCTCAAGAGTAAATCAGGAGAACATGGTCTTCTTCAGAGCTTCAACGTAGTCACTTGCTTCGCCCTTCTCGACCATCTGGAGAGCACGAGCGTGCGGGTCCAAATCGGTCTCAGCGTACTGGAATGTACCACCAGCAACTTCCCCAAACGATACCATCGGGGGCAGCTTGCTCAGCAGAGCCAGCAGCTTGGTAGCGGCAGTCTCGCCTTCCGAGAACTCAAGAGTTCCGAACTCCAGACCCTCAACGTAAGAGAGAAGCTCTTGCTCGGGCATGATGCCGTCGGTCAGACGACCCTCAGTATACATATGACCGATAGCCTCAGCCATTTGCATCCGGCGGAAGTTCATCTTCTCTTGACGGTTGCGATTCTCAAGCTCAGCGTACTTCTGCTTGAGGCTCATCAGCTCATCATACATAGAAGACATGTCCATGCTGCTCATAGAGCGCATTGGGCTACCGTACTCCATACCGCAATGGTCAACAGAGTAACCCTCGCCGTAGCTCTCTTCACCCTCGTCAACACCATCGTCGCCTTCGCCTTCCTCATAAGTGGAACCGAAACCGGTCTTGGTGTAAGGGTCTTTCTTACCTTCGGCGTGCTCTTCGGCATATACGCCACCAGATTTCTTGGTGACTTCTGCGGGATCCGTCAGAGAATCCTGAGCACCAGGGGTCAGTTGCTTGTTCTTGGCAGGCTTGCCATCACCGGTGTCCTCGCGCAGTTTCTCCAAAGAAGCTTCTTTGTAGACGCCGGAGGGACCGGTGATTTGGTCAGGATCGTCAACACGATCTTGAGCGCCGGGGGTCAACTGCTTGGACTTAGACTTGGGCTCACCCTTGTAGGATTCGGCATAGGCACCGTCGGGGCCAACGATTTCACCAGGGGTGTCAGTATCGTCCATAGCGCCAGGGGTCAACTGACGGCTCTTGGACTTGGTGCCATCACCGATCTCCTTACGCAGACCTTCGAGATCTTCGTAATCGTCGTCGTCGTCAGTTTCGTACTCAGCGTGCTCAACGGTCTTGCTAGCAGACATTCCCTTGCGAGCGGTAGTGACACCATCATCGCCGGTCATTTCGTCGGCCTGGGGCTCAGCGTAGAGCAGGTCGTGAGTTTTCACGGACTTGGCACGCTTGTCAGAAGACTTCTGACGCAGAACACGCATATTCTTGTCGCTCATGACGTTAGTCATGCCAACGGCAAAGACTTCGTCATCGGGCATTTCTTCCGACTCGGTCGGCATCTTTGTCTCGGTCTCGTCACGACCGTAGGGGTCGGTGCCGGAGGAAACTTTAGGAGCATTCACACCGTAGCTCTTGGCGTCGGTGTCATACTGGTCCATGTTGTTGACACGCTCGTAGTTGTCAGCTTGACCTGCCCAACGCTCAGAACCGTCAGAAGCCATTTCAGACTCCTTGGCAGTGCGCATACGATCCTCGTCTTGCTCACCGTTCTCTGCGGTGTGCATACGATCACGATCTTGCTCACTGGACTTGGCGGTCTTCATACGACCTACATTGCCGTCAGCACCTTGCTTACCGGTCTTCATCCGGTCGACGTAACCGTTGTCGGTGGAACGAGCGGTTTCGTAACGGCCTGTGGAGTCTTCGGCATGGTTGGCAGAGTACTCATCTTCAGAGTGCTTGGCCTCTTTGATGAGCTTGTCCTCTTCCTTGCCGAATCGCTTGACCTCTTTAGCTTCGGCATCCTTACCTTCCTTCTTCATGCGCTTGGCTTCGAAGGCACGGTCAGCGGCGGCTTTACGCTCGTCGGTCGATTCTTTGTGTGCTTCATCGTAGACGTTCTCTACAACTTGCATGACTTGGCCGTGGGCACCTTTAGCGTGCTTCCGGCTGATTTTTCCTTGTTCCATAAATTCCTCTTCCGGAAATTGATCTTCGAGGTCAGCCGTCTGCTGAGCGATTTCAGTTCCTTCGCGACCCACGTTTTTGTTTGTTTCTTTGAACTGAGGAGCGTCTGGGTTGGACATTTGGGCTGTTTCTGGTTGTTCCGTTACGGAAGAAGCAGCCACGTCCTCCAGTTGCTCGGTAGGTTGTGCTTGTTGGTTACCTTGTAGTTCTTTTACCGCACTTGACACATCCTGGCGGACTTCGTCAAGCTTCTCTCGGAGCATCTCCAACGGACTTTTTTCCACGATGAGCGTGGGGCCAAGTTCCTCATCGAAGATATCCGAGGGAGCGAGAGCTACGGCAAAGTCGTAGACTCCCTCCGCCTCCGAGAAGGAGAAGGGTTCCAAGCCTTTTACCGCCGGGGGAGAGGCCCCCAGCAAGGCAAGGTGGCGAGCACTCCACTGACCCTTGTGTGGATTTATTGCTGAGTCAGGGGAGTAAAAGGAGATTGAAACCTTGCGGTAATGTCCGTCTTTTACCAGATCCTTGGCAGTGTCCGTAAAGGCAACGTCGGCATACAGATTTCCTCCCTGCTTGGCGAATCCTTTGATCCAACCATATGCAGGAAGGCTGTCATTGTCGCCAGCGTGGCCGATTACAAGGGGGGCTTCATGGATCGAGGGATCATAAGTTTTGACTACCTGATCAAGGTCCTTTTCAGAGAAATGCCTCTGAACCCCTTGGGCAGAAGTCTGATCACCTGCTTTGAAGACGTGGATGCGTTTTGTAAACACCGTGTTTATTAGTGACCCATTGTTCAGTTTTTACCCTACTTTCTATCCATCTCTACGGCTTCGTCTTCACTGATTTTTTGATTGCCGAAGGGTTTCTGGGGAGCTTGTTGCTCCTCTTCCATCCCACCTAACAGTTTCTCAATCTCCTCATCAGTCATCCACTGTTCGCTATCTGGGCCGGCTTTTGCAGCAGCAGCACTTGTTGTATCACTTAACTCCTCCTGCGCAGAGGGTGAGCCCACAGTATCCGTTTGAGTTTCCTCTGGAGTTGCTCCTGCAGGCATATCCATTACATTTGCGGCTGCATTTAAGTCTTGCGCAGCAGCCTGTTCTTGCTGCGGCGAGGGTTGGCCAGACTCTCCTCCCCCACCGAAGATGGATCCGAATAAGTCTTGGTCTTGCTGGGGATCGTAGGTTGTGGCACCGCTCTCAGAGCCTCCCGCTTGTTTTTCTTCAAGCTCTACGCGGAAATGGCGTTCGATCCACTCTTTGCGCGGGGTGTAACCGGACTGAATCAGGAGGGAAACGTCAGGCATCGTTAAAGGGGATTCCTCGATGCGGAACTCACGAGTGAGGTAGGGCGCAGCGACATCAACCCCAAAGTTGAGGTCAACAATCCAACGGATAAGGGTTTGTGTCAAGGTCTGAGAAAGCATCTCAGAGATTTCGCTAGCGCGGACTACGCGAATGGTGTTAGCAACTTGCGACGATGCACGGGAACCTGCCTCGGCTTGCCCGGCCTCGTCTTCTCCGCAGATTACAAGGGAAATCTCCTTATCAATGTAGTCGATTAGGTTTTTGAAGACCTCGGGAGAACCGGTCGGAACCACAAACTCAAGTTCGTAGCCTTCCGGCAAAATCATTGCCGTTTCTTGGGAGAGATTGGATAAATGACCGTAGAGCGTATCCAACTCTCGAGTGCTCGCTGAGAGCGGGGCTTTTGCAACAGCTGTCGGCGTCGCGTAACGGTCGCCGTAGAGCACGTAAGACTCGATGGCACGGCGCCGAAACTTGACGAGAGGATAAAGAATGCGGCCGAGAGCTGCACCGTATGGGTCACCGTTGTGCGAAACCCAGTAACGGCTGACGATGAACTTCCGTTGCGGCAGCTCCACACCCTCAAACATCCTGTTGAAGGTGAGGCATCGCATTGTGAAGCCATTGACGGCATCTTGGTCTTCCTGGAAAACAAAGCGACGCTGATCGCGCATACGAACGTCAAAAGGTATTACACCGCGCTTGGTTTTCTTCCACATGATTTCCCCAACGGAGAAACCAGAGATAAGGGCCTCCGCCATACCGACATAGATGTCGTCAAGGGGCATTTCTTCCAGGACCTCGGCGACAAAGTCGCGCACTGCAAGATCACCAGGCTTATCGGAATATTGCTGAACAAACCAAGGTCTTGATGTTACTTCTTGCAAAAGTTTTCTAAAACACGCTTGTACTTGCTCATCGTAGAGCAAACGCTGGTAGACTACTAGGGCGCGGTTTCCACCCTTCTGGATGAGAAGGTCGTCGTTTGGGCGCACAATGGTGTTCCCCTGCCCTGTGAAGGGAGAGGATGAACCGAACATGTACAAACTTGAAAGATTGTACGGATCACTTGTGTAACGGGCAACTTCACCCGACGGTACCGGGGCAGTCTTGAATCTGGATGCCATTTACTTTGCTCCGAATAACCAAGTCATGGGTAGTCTACCTCTAACCCAACCTTCTCCGGGGCAAGTTCTTGCCCGTGTTGCTTTTTCTCCATTGTTCCACCAGACATTACCAGTGCCTGAGGAACTCTGTCTTTCTGCCGTTTTTTCCACCTGTATCCTGCCGGGAATCCAATCACTGCCAGGAGAGGTTACACCGAACCGGTTTTCTATCCCGTTGTTCCACCACTTGCCTAGGCGCCCGCGAACCCATCCCTCTCCCGGACACTCGAACACTTTCACTTGCTCTACACCATTGTTCCACCAGCATGTCCCTCGCTGGGAAGGTGGTTCAGTGGCACTTGGGTTGGAGTTATAACACCACATAGTCCCGTGATAGAAGTCCAGATAATACTGCTCCTCGTCACGAGTTTCCAACCCGTCGTCTTCGCTCACAATCCAGTAAAAGTTTTCTGGATTCTTACGGAGTGCGCGATGAAACTCGGGGTTCAT